ATATTCCGGTTGAATTGTCTTACGGGGCATTTGATGATCTGATTGCTGCTGCTATGTTTAATAGCTGGGCTTCGAATGACACTATAGAGACCGGGACTACCCAGTCCTCGCTCAGAATTCAAAGGGCGTTTACTGACGTAACTGAGTACCATGAGTTTTTGGGTTGTGTGCCCTCTAGTTGGAGTGTGTCTATTGCGCCTAATTCTATTATTACCTCTACCTTTTCCATAATGGGTCAGACAATGGAAACTACCCAGACTCTTACAGGTGCAGTAGATAAGGCAACAAATGCACCTATGGATAGTTTCAGTGGTTACATTCGAGAGGGCGGTAATACATCAAGTGATGAAATAGCAATTGTAACAGGGCTTGATTTTACGCTTGAAAATAATTTAACTCCTATGAATGTTGTAGGCAATCAACTTTCAGTAGGACTGTCTGAGGGTCGAGCAAATTTAACGGGAACCCTTACAGCTTATTTTGCTGGTTCTACATTGCTTAATAAGTTCCTGAATGAAACTGAGTCTGTTCTTGAAGTGCAGATAGCAGATGCGTCTGCAAATACATATACGTTCTACATGCCTCGAATTAAGTACAGCGGCGGTGATTTAAGCGTTGATGGGGAAGGCCCTGTTTCGCTTAGTTTGCCCTTCCAGGCACTGTATGATACTTCGGGCGGTATTAGTACCCTGCAAATAAGCAGGTAACACAAACAGCCCCTCTAAATGAGGGGCTAAATTTTAAGGAGGATTTATGACGTACAGTTTGGATCAGCTTAACACGGCAAAAGCGGCAGATGAGGGGAAATGGCTGGAACTCGAACACCCGGTTTCAGGCGAACCGCTTGACATGCACCTTAAACTTTTGGGGTCTGACTCTGATGCGTATAAGAAAACTATGCGTAAGCAGCAGGATCGCCATTTGAAAAAAGGGCTGCGGAAACTCACTTCTGAGCAGGTAGAAGCAGACAGCACTGAGTTGATTGTGTCGTGTACCGTTGATTGGAAGAACATGCAGGAAAATGGCGATGATCTTGAGTTCACTAAAGAAAATGTTCGCCGGGTGTATAAAACCTATGACTTTGTAAGAGAGCAGGCTCGTGAGTTTGTAGAGGACAGAAGTAATTTTTTGGGGGAGTTCTAGAAGAATTAGAGGAGGCATTTAAATATGTTTTAGACATGGATTTTAAAGAAGAAGGCAAAATCTCACAAAGAGAAAGCCTCGAACAGGTGTTGAATTCAGCCCCTGTTGGATCTAAAGCATATGAAAGTGCCAAAACAAAATTGGATCAAGAACCGGAAATTCCTTATTGTCTAAGTTATATATGGGAGTGGTTTTGGGAATTAGATCAGACAAGAACGACGGATATGGCAGGCCCCAACCCTATTACGTTTACTGAGATTCAATCCTGGAATCATTTAAAAGGCATAGGAATTTCCGATCTTGAACTTTTTGTTCTAAAAACACTTGATTCAATTTATTTAAAATTCAGGAGGAAAAAGAAAAAATAATGTTTGTCTATAGACTAATTTGCCGCCCCACACGACGAGTATATGTCGGCACTTCTGAATACTATCCTGAAATTAATACCTTAGATGTACCAAAAGAAGTGCAAGCTGATTTTGATAATTTCGGAAAGGATAATTTCGGCCTTTTTGTCATATGTGAGCTAAATGATGTAGATAAAGCGATTCACAAAGCAGAAGTGCTGATGGAAAAAGAAGCCGTTAAATACGAAATCACTGAAAAAGTAACTGAAGAAGAACCCAAATATGAAATAATACAACAATTTCCCTATCATCCTTTTAAGGTATAACACATGGCTGACCTTGCAGAACTTGGCATACTTGTAAAATTTCAAGATCCTCAAAATGCTCATAAGCAATTAAAAGATATTGAGGTACAGGCAAAGAAAACCTCAGATGCAGCTAACAAGCTAAAATCTGCTGGGAAAGCTATGGCTGATGGTATGTCTAAGACTACTGCGGCTACAAAGGGCGCAAAAAAGGGATATGCCGAATTAAGGGGGGAAATAAATAAATTAAGCGCAGCCTTTAAAGGGGTGGCTGATACCCCGAAAGGATTGCGAGATTTAGAAACTAATTTAAAGCAAGTAGATACCGCAGCTAAAAAAGCATATGAATCCGGTAAACTAAGTTTAGACGGTTATAAGCGGCTTGCTCAACAATCAGATACGCTTTCTGCCCGAATAAAAACTCAAATATCTACTTTACAAAAAAATGCCTCACAATATTTAGAAGCAGATAATGCGGCAAAACAATATATTCAAACCCTAAAACAACAGCAGGCAGCACAAAATAATCTTGCTCGTAATAAAGAATATGAGGCATCCAGAAAAAGAGAATTACAAAGATTACGTGACGATATTCAACTACGAAATAAAGTAGCTGAGAGTTATCAAAAGCATGATGCCGCAGCACAACAATACAATAAAACTCTCCAAAACCAGAATAAAAACGCAAAAGCAGCAGCTACTCAAACCAACAGACTTGCTGAAGCATTTGAAAAGGTATATACCAGAGTAAAACAATTTGCATCTTTTATAGCCGCAGCCACTATCTTAATGACTCTAAGAGACGCCTTTCGTGCCACAATAGATACAATTAAAGAATTTGATCAAGCCCTTTATAGCCTTCAGGCAATTACTGGGGCCACGGCTACAGAGTCAAAAGTATTGGGCGATAGAATACGCGATATTGCACGGGATACCAAGTTTTCTGCTGGTGAAGTAGCGGCTGGTATGGAACTTATAGGCAAGGCTGGATTTAATGCCGCTGAATCACTGCGGATTATTAAACCCGTGGCTGATCTGGCAACAGGTAGTTTAGAAGAATTTGATACCGTAGCCTCCCTTGTTGTAACATCCATTCGGGCTTTCCAGTTAGAAACTGTTGAGGCCGGTAGAGCAGCCGATGTATTTGCCAATGCCGTTACTAATTCAAAATTGAACATTGACAGCCTCGCCACTGCCTTTGGATACGTAGGTGCAGCAGGTAACCAAGCAGGTCTTACCTTAGAGGAAGTAACTGGTACCTTAATGGTGTTGGCTGACAACGGTATTCGTGCATCCACTATGGGTACGGGCTTGCGGCGCATGATCTTGGGCTTGCTGTCCCCCAATGAAAACCTTTCTATTGCCTTGAGAAATGTTGGTCTGCAATTAGAAGACATAGACCCCAAAACTGCTGGCTGGGAAACTACCCTGCGAAATATTGCGCCCCTTATGTGGGACTTTGAAACCAATACCGTTGATATGGGCAAGGCTGTTGATTTCTTCGGCCTCAGGGCTTCTCAGGTTGCGGCTATTTTAATTCGTGAAACAGCACAGGGTGGTGCATTAAGTAATGCAATAGAAAGTACAAAAGAAATGGGTGCTGCTGCAAGGATGGCGGCGTTACAGCAAGAAGGTCTTGGAATTAAGTTCAAGAACTTGGCTGACCGTGCAAAAAATATAGCTCTTGCCTTAGGTGATGCTGGTGCTACTTCTGCCATAGGGTCTTTAATTGATAAACTTAGAGATGGTGCCGAAGCTGTAGAAATGTTTTTAAAGAAATCCCCTGAATCTGCCCAATTTGCAGCATGGACCGCAGGGGTTGGAACTGTAACTGTGGCAGTAATAGCCCTCACCACTGCACTTAAGTACGCTAAATTAGCCGTAGTAGCAGTAGTGAGTCCGTGGTCACTTTTAATTGGAGCAATAGCCGGTGGACTTACAGCAATATCTTATTTTAGAAACCGACTTGATAAACTTTCCGAGGCGCACGAGAAAAATGCCATTGCAGTAAAAGAAAATGTAGAGGTGTTAAAAAGCTGGCAAAAAGTGCTGGAAGCCTATGCTGATAAAGGGGAACAAGAATATAATACAGCAGTGCGGCGATTTGCCGAAGAAAACAAAGAACTTGCCAAGCGTATTATAGAAGTAGCAAACGCACAAGGTATGTTTGAAAATGCTACTGTATCTAGTATGGATCAGATTATTGCGCTTTCCGGCTCAATGCAAGAGGCCGAAAAAAATATCAGCAACCTTTTTGATACAGTTCAAATTGAAAAAGCCAAAGAAGAATTAAATAGTTGGGTGGCGTCTTTAGAAACTGCGTTTACTAAAATAAGTAAAATAGAAAGAGGAGGTAAATTAGGTATAACTAGTTCCGGCATGTTGGGGGAAGTTGCTGGAGGCAGGATCACAAAAGAGGCACAGGAAGAAATAAAACAAGTTACAAATATTATGGAAGATCAGGTTATAGCCGTAGCCAATTCCCTTTATGAGATTGGCAAAAAAACAGGTAAGGGCTATATACAAGAATATATTCAGGGTCTTTTAGAAAATGAAAATATTGCGGCAGAGACTGTAGCTAAAATCGCTCAACAAGTTGCCACCCTTTTTGAACTTGAGAACAGAAAAGGGGCGGAGACTGCAATAAAACCCTATGAAGAAATGTTTTATAATCTTCCAGAAGAACTTTCTCAGCAAATAAAGGGCCTTAATTTATACGAACGGTATGGCTTTGAAAACGAAGAGAAAAAAATCAGAGATAGTTTAAATGAAATATATCTTTATTTTGAAAAACAAAAAAATATAACCGAAGAGCAATTAGATGAATTAGAGCAAATACTAATTAAAAGATATGC